GGTGAAATGCATGTAATAGCAGCCAATGGCGATCAGTGTTATACTGAAGCTGCGCAGGATCGATATATGGATATCTGCAATATTGTTGAGAATGTATTAGAACAAAATGGTATTGTACAAATAGATATGACACCTGCTGAAATACTTTATGATGCTAAAACTGATACATATAAAGAAGCAGGAGAGATGCTTTAAAACATCCACTACTTAATTAATTACTTTAAGCAGCTTTCACGAGCTGCTTTTTTTATGTCCTATACTAGTAACGATAAGCTGCGAGCAGGTATAATTAATACAATCAGCTGCTATCAAATAAGCTCACACAAAGCAGCTGCACTCAGTATGGACATATACTAGCCAGATATAACTAAGGGCGTTCTAAGGTGCTTTACAACGAGCCTATGGCCTGAGAGTGCATGAGGATGCCCCGAACCCTCTTGTTTTTAGTTTGTCAGGTTCAATTGCTGAGAGCTGCCAATAATTCAGATAGTTATTTATTTAATTACTTATAAAGTTTTACTTTGTGCTATTTTTTCCACAGTAAATTCTTTTATTAACTATATTATTATACCTTATATTTATTATGACCTGCTAACTAGTACGTTGTAGGTAAGCAATTAACTCTATATAAATAAGGGGTTACAGGCTATAGGCATAGTACATACACCACATTTTAAGAGATAGGGGCATGTGCCACCCACCCCCCCTCCGGTGCTGTATACAACCACGGCATATTTTTAGAAAATGGCAACCGTAAACCACTCCGGCGGAATACTTAGGAAATACGTTCGTAAACATACTATATGTAGATATATTTTAAAGTAATGGCACATTGTAAAGTGTTTGTGCTTGCATTTAGTTACGCACTTAGGTATATAGTACTAGACCAATTAGTTTTTATATTAGGGATACTAAATGGTAGAAGAATATACTCCAGATGCTAATTTATTTGAAGAGGGAATACCTCTCTTTATAGACCACGACTTGGACATTGCCTCTAATGGCACACTTCAAATAAAGTCTTTGATCACAGCAGGTGATCTTGATGAGACAATTATAACTAAGCCTTTCTATGAAATTACGGACTACGTCTTAGAATGTGCTGATAGTGACGACATAAGTTATACTGACTTATATTCCATTGCTAATGAATTAACTTCAGAGAGTAATAGGATTAGGGACTTGGCTCAGAATATTGAGGATAGTTCGTCTAGCGTAGCGGGTCTGTTTGATTCCGTGTACGATTCAGAATAATTTATTTGGCTGGACTAAGGACGATCCTGTTGAGGGTGACTCTAAGATATGTTCCAAGTGCGGAACAGACAAGCCACTAAAAGCATACAGCTTTAGTTCTGGGGGTAGCTATCTTAGGACTGAATGCAAGAGTTGTACTAACCACATGTCCCGCATTCGTAAGGATATTAAGGACAGGCACGGGATGCCTCCTGAAGACTATTGCTGCCCTATATGCCTAAAGTCATCAAAAGAAGTAGCTGGGTCTGGTGGTAAGTCTGCTGGATCCTGGGTTGTTGATCATTGTCATACTACTAATAAATTTAGGGGATGGCTGTGTCACAAGTGTAATAGAAGCTTGGGTGGCTTTGCGGATGATATATCTATGATGAAAAGGGCTATAGCTTATCTCACTAATTCTAGGGAATCCTAGTCATAGCATAGCGGGTATACCCTTTATCTATCTACTTCTAATAACACTTAGTTGGTATAATGAATACATACTCAACTAAGGATATAAGTATGTTAACTAAAATAATTGCAGTACTAACTTACCTCATTTCAGGAGAAGGTTCGATAGTTCGTAGAATACAAGAAAGTCAAACACGAAGAGTGTCTTACTGGCAGCTGAATAATATGACAGACAAGGACCTGAGAGACATAGGTCTAAACAGGGCTGACATATACAAAGTAGCTTATGGGGGAAGGGGTCGGGAGTAAGTTACTACTAGTATCTTATATAGTAGACCGCTCAACCGACAATTCATTATACAAACAAATTGACTATCTGTCAATACTAATTGTTATTGTAATTGCTTAATTAGGCACTTGACCAGACACCATATAAAATGTTACAATGAAGGGGTTAGTCAGAGATGAGTTTTAATCTATACTACATACGCGCAGCCATACAGCAGCGAACAGGTCAAGTTCTAAAGTTTGAACGTATCCGCCAATTATTACTTGAAGAAGGTTTAATATCTCAGCGAGAGCTAGATGCCAATCCCTTATCAAAAGAATTTGGTGGCTATGGTAGATACTTTTTTACTGAGGATTGTTCCGTAGATATTCCGCATAACCCCAAAAGATTTATACCTGTACAAGAAATTCTAGAGGATGGTTTTGACGAAGATTAAATTAGGGGTAGTAACATCGCAAAGACAAAGTCTGAAAAGATAGCAGCCGGTAAGAAGAGACACGGCTTTACCCAAGTAAACAAACCTCGCAGAGGTGGCCCTAAGAAGTTCGAAGTTCTTGCGGTTGAGGGTGACACAGTTAAGTACATCGCCTTTGGGGATCCTAATATGGAAATTCGAAAAGATAATCCCGCAGCACGTAAGTCTTTCAGAGCAAGGCATAAGTGCGACACAGCAACATCAAAATTAACGGCCCGTTATTGGTCATGTAAAAAATGGTAAGGAGAATATTATGCCAAATGTAGGTGGTAAGAAATTTAGTTACGACGCTAAAGGTAAGGCAGCAGCTAAGGCTGAAGCTAAGAAGACTGGAAAGCCTATGACCAAGAAGGCTGGTTATATGAAGGGTGGCATGGCTGCTAAAAAGAAAATGGCTAAAGGCGGCATGGCTGCTAAGAAAAAGAAGTAGCTTATATGTCCTTAGTTAAAAACATGAATGCCCGTAAAAAGGCTGGAACTTCTCGCTCCAAAAAGAAAAGTACCGTAAGCGCCAAGGCGTATAAGGATATGAAAGCTGGTTGGCCCAAGAAGAAAAAGGCTAAGAAATAATGTCTGATGAAAAAGTACTCACCGAAAAGCAAAATGCTTTTTTAGAAGCTTTATTGCTAAAGGAGACTAGGGGTAGCATCCGCAAGGCTATGGACTTAGCTGGGTATGCTAAAACCACTTCTATAAGTTCTATGGTTGAGTCCCTTGGCCCAGAAATCCATGAAAGAGCTAATAAGATACTCCAACTGAATGCACCAAAAGCTGCTTGGGGTATGGTTGAAGTCTTGGATGACCCAAGTGCAATGGGAGCTAGAAATTCTATAGCTGCGGCTGCACAGATCATGGATCGTACTGGTCTAATTAAAAAGGACCAACTTGAAGTCAAAAATACAGGCGGTGTTATGTTTATTCTACCACCAAAAAATGACGATTGAGTATCTGGTTAAATAAATCCAGGGCTAACAAGACTGCAAAGATACCATATGCGTACAAGCAGTCTGAAGATGATCCGTTAGTACTTGTTGCTGATCAAGTAAAAGCTTCTCTTGTAGAGGATGCTATGGATTACCTTGAAGAAGGTAACAGCACTCGCAAGACGGCTGAGTGGCTTACGTCAAAAACAGGTGATAAAATTAGCCACCAAGGCTTAATTCACATATGGAAAGCCCGTAGGGGCAAAGATAGTGACACTCCTTCAAAACGCATAAAGGAACTTGCTAAGACTAATCGCAAGAAAAAACCTAAGACTGCTGCTGGAAAGAAGTTAAGTGCAGCCAAGAGAAAGCAGACAGACGCAAAGCGTTTACTTACTGTAGCTAAGAAAAAATTAACTGCCTTAGAAGCACCAAAAGATGCTAATACTTCTAACTTAGATTTCTCAATAGTTGAGAGCCAAAAGCAGAAGAAGGAAGTAGTATTTTCGCCTAATCCTGGACCCCAGACAGAGTTCCTTGCAGCGTCTGAGCAGGAGGTACTATATGGCGGCGCAGCAGGTGGAGGTAAATCATTTGGATTGTTAGCTGACCCTATGAGATACTTTAGTAACCCTAATTTTAATGGGTTAATTCTCCGTAGATCTAATGACGAACTTAGAGAATTAATATGGAAATCACAAGAACTTTATCCCAAGGCATTTGCAGGTGCAAAGTGGGGAGAGAAGAAATCTCAATGGACTTTTCCTTCTGGTGCTAGACTTTGGTTAACCTATCTTGAAAATGATAGAGATGTACTGCGTTATCAAGGTCAGGCTTTCAGTTACATAGCCTTCGATGAGTTGACCCAGTATGCCACACCCTTCGCGTTTTCCTACATGAGGAGCCGCTTGAGAACAACTGATCCTACTCTTCCTATCTTCATTCGTGCCACAACAAACCCCGGCTCAGTCGGACATAGTTGGGTTAAGAGGATGTTTATTGACCCCGCCCCAGCGAATACAAAGTTTGTGGCTAAGGATTTAGAAACAGGCGAAGACTTAGTCTACCCACCCAGCCACGAGAAGGCTGGAGAGCCTCTGTTTTACCGGCGTTTTATACCAGCCAGCCTCAAAGACAATCCGTATTTAATGGAAGGCGGTCAGTACGAGGCTAATTTGCTCTCTCTTCCTGAGATGCAGAGAAGACAACTCTTAGACGGTGATTGGGCAATTGCAGATGGCGCAGCATTTTCAGAATTTAGACAAAATAAACACGTTATTGAACCGTTTGCTATACCACACGATTGGCGTAGGTTCCGTTCATGTGATTATGGATACAGTTCTTATAGTGCTGTTCACTGGTTCGCGATTGATCCAAATTTTAACACCCTAATTAATTATCGAGAGCTATACGTTAGCAAACACACCGGCAGGGATCTTGCCAAGGCAGTTCTAGAGGCTGAGGGTGATGATAAAATTGATTATGGGGTCTTAGATTCCAGTTGTTGGCACAACAGAGGACAACTTGGTCCAAGTATTGCAGAAGAAATGATTTCACAAGGAACTAGATGGCGTCCGAGTGACCGTACCAACGGCGCACGGGTAGCAGGAAAGAACAGATTTCACGAAGTACTCAAGATTGACCCTGAAACAGGAATTCCAGGCATACAGTTTTTTAACACATGCCGACAAATTATTGCAGATTTACCAGTTATACCTGCCGACCCTAAAGGCTCAGACGACATAGACCCTCGCTATGCAAGTGATCACGCATACGACAGCGTCAGATATGCAGTTATGAGCCGACCACGAGCCTACTCCCCCTTTGATATGGGCCACGGCGTACCTCAACAAGTCTGGCGACCTTCAGACACAACCTTTGGATACTAAATATGGCCTTGATGGATAAACCACTACCAGATGATGTAACAGATTCTGATGTTTCAATACCACTAACTGAAGATGGAGATGTCGAGCAGGAAAATCAAAGCTATTCTGGCGCAGTTTCCTTTGTAAAAACTCAATTTAGACGCTCAAAAGATGCTCGTTTAACAGACGAAGAGCGTTGGTTGGATGCTTATCGTAATTACAGGGGCAT